AGCGAGTGGGAGAATGGTCTGCCCCGGCCGAATCTCGATCAGCTTCGATCGATCGCGACCATCTTCGGGGTTTCGATCGATTCTCTTCTGAATACGCAGGCCCCGGCATACACGGAGATCAGGCGAGCAGCGATCCCGATCCTCGGGAACATCGCCTGCGGGGAGAGGATCGCGCCCGATCTGAATCCAGAAGGGTACGCTGATCTGCCGGAAGGAGTGAGGGCGGATTTCGCGCTTCGCTGCAACGGGGATAGCATGGCCCCGACCCTGATCGACGGTGATCTGGTGCTGATTCGGAAGCAGCCGGAAGTCGAACCCGGCCAGATCGCAGCGGTAAACATCGGCGGGGAGACTACCCTGAAACATGTCTATCCGCAGGATGAAGGAATCCTTCTGGTTGCTGACAACCCCGCGTATCGTCCGATCTTCGCTTCTTCCGATGAACAGATCATCATTCACGGGCTGGCGGTCGGATATACCCGGATTTTTGAGTAATGCCACGCGAGAAAAAGCCAACCCTGAAACAACGGAAGGATGGACGATTCCGCTGCAAGTATCACGATATCGCCTTTTACGGATCATCCCCCGAGGAAGCCTTCGCAGCCCGTGAAGAGTATAAGAAGCGCGAAAGGAAAGGGATCATCCGCCAGACGGTTTCCGAGTATGCGCTTCCGTGGTTGGAAAGGAATTATCCCGGGGTTGCGGATTCGACATATACCGGGCTGGCGATCCATCTTCAACACCTTGTCGATCAGATCGGCGGGAAATGGATATACGAAGTCCTGCCTTCGGATATCAAGGAAATATACGCGGTTCAGTATAAAGGCCTTTCGACTTCCTATATTCGAAGCGCGAAGCAGCTTTTCTGTGCGCTTTTCGATTCAGCGGTCGCGGATCGCCTGATCCAATCGAATCCGGCACGGGATAAGACCGCGAAGCCCGGGAAGGGGAAGAAGCCGAAGGAAAGAATCCTTTCCACGGAACAGAGAGGATATATCGAAAGCCTGTGCCGGGATCATCGGATGCACCCGGCAGTCATGGCCATGTTATACGCAGGGCTTCGACCGCAGGAGTGCAAGGCCCTTGATATCGATCGGGATATCGACTTTGATCGGGATATCATCACAGTCCGCGAATCCGCGCATATTTCCGGCCAGAAATACGCATTTTCCGGCGATCTGAAAACGGGATGGAGCAGAAGAACGATCCCGCTTCTTCCGCCGCTGAAACAGGCCCTTTCCGGCCGGCATGGGTTACTCATAACATCCGCAGAAGGGAAGCCCGTCACGATTCAGGCCTTCCGCTGCTGCTGGGATTCCTACATCTTCCAGATGGAAACCGCGATAAACGGCATCCAAAAGCGATGGTACGGGAAAACGAAGGATCAGCGCGTAAAAAAAGAAGCCGGCGATCTGCCGGCGTGGATTGATTTCGATATCGTTCCCTATACCCTGCGTCATGCGTACTGTGCCTTTCTGCGCGATTCCGGGGTGGAGATAAATACCGCGCGTAGATGGATGGGTCACTCAGATTCCAAAATGATCCTGCGGGTATATGATTCAGTATCCGCAGATCGGGAAGAATCCGAGCGCGAAAAGATCGAAAAAAGGCTGATTCGGGTTCAATCCGGGGTTCAGGATGAAAAGGAAAAGCCGGAAGGCCCGGAAGAATAAGGCCGGAAGGCTGCGCGGACACTCCGCCTGTTAACCGAAGGGTTATAGGTTCGAGTCCTATCTGGGGAGCATGAAAAAAAGCCCGGGATATCGCGATCCCGGGCTTTCTTTTTGCTATGATTCAAAGGGTAAAAAAGGGAAATCCGAACCTTTTTCGGGTTCAGATCGGGTTCAGCAGATAACCTTCTTCATCCCTGCACCTTCTTTCTGAAAAGAATAGTTCCCCTTGAACCGGCCGACTATATGAACCGGCTTGCAGACCGTAAGGATTCATCGGCCAGCAGGGGAACGCGCCGCCGTAAGAGGATATCGCCGCGCTGGGGTTATACCCCGTCATTATCATTCCAAGGGATTTCGTATCCCATCGCCCGATCGGAATCCCCGATCCCGGCCGTGGTCGGATCGACAACGATCCCGAGGATCACCAGCACCGCGAAGACCGCATCGACCACCGCGATCAGCTTCCCGACCAGCGATTCCAGATTCAGCGTGACCCCGAAGATCGCGAGAATCGCCTGAATCGCCAGCGCGAGCGCGGGGATAATGGCTTTCCAGAACTGTTTATTATTCAGCCGTACCTTCCAGTTGATTTTCATGGTTTACTCTCCTTTCTCCAATAGGTCAATCCTGCGGGTATTGCTTTCGGCCCGGGCTTCGATCCGAGCCAGCCTTTCAGAATGATCGTTGATCGATTCGCGCATCGTTCGGACTTCGATCCTGATATCATTGACCCCGCCGATCAGGTTATCGAGTTTTGTCTGCGTGATCGCGTTTGTGGCCGCATCGGTTTTTGTATCCTTTTTCATATTAAGAGCAAGCCCGATCAGGGATACCAGAAGCGCACCCAGCGCGATATAAGTACTTGTTTCCATTTCGATCATTCCTCCGCTTTGCTTCCGCCGTATTTTTTGATTATGTCATCCGCGACCGAAGCCGGAAGGCCCGGGATCGTCACGGTATAAAGGGGAGTCTTCGCCGAACCCAGCAGAGCAGCCCATGTTTTCGGGCCGCAAACTCCGTCAACCGTCAGGCCGGCGGATCGCTGGAAGGATCGCAGGGCTGCTTCCGTTGCTGATCCGAAATCGCCATCGATCCCATACTTCCCGAGATCGAACCCGCGATCATTCAAAAGGGATTGCATCAGACGGACTTTTTCGCCCTTATCAGACCGGCGAAGGGTTGGGTAGTCCAATTTATCAGGCGTGGGATCGGAAGGCTTCTCCGGGCCTTCCCCGGCCGTATTCGAGGGGATTTCGTAGGAATCAGCGAAGCACGCGGGGATCGCCCATTTCGTCCACTTCGATTTCATCTTTTCGAATCGCTGAACCCCGGATGAACATTCGCAAGTCTGGCCGTTATATCCGATCCCGGTATGAGCCATTCGGGAAGGATCGCTCGCGCTTTCATAGAACAGGCAAACGATCACCCCTTGCGGGACTCCATCTTTCACCGATCCTTTCGCGATCCAGTTCGAAGAAGTAGTCCATTGTCCGGTCGCGCCTTCACCCAGCAGATCGAAGCCGAATTGTTTCAGAAGCCAGTCGGTGAATCCCCGGCAGTCGAAGCAGCGAACCCTTTCGCCTTCTGGATACCACTTGCATCCGCTGCATGATCCGCCGGAATAAGCCTTGCAGGAAGTGCGGATCGAAGTGTGCGAAGGGTTCAGGCCGAGCCGCTTCTTTCTTTCCGCGACCGTACATTCCGCACCCCATGCACCGAAGACATAAGGCCAGCCCACGCAGGCCAGCGCGACCGTCCAGATCGCTTCCGAAAGGCTGATCTGCTTTTCCGCCAGCTTTCCGCGAAGATCAGCGATCAGCAGCCCGACATTTTTCGCATTATCCATCATCATCACCACCCAGCATGAACCCGAATATTATCGCCCCGAGGAAAAGAAGTATCGCCACTATCAAGAGCATCCTATCCCCCCTCTTGCCCATCTGCCGATATCCTGATATAATGATCCCCGGGAAAGGATGCTGGTACCATCCGATCCCGAAGAAAAAACCGCTTTCGAGGGTGAAGCGGTTTTTTCATTTCCTGCTGATCCGCAGCAGGATTTTTCGAATGTATAGGTCACTTTAGTTAATTTAAGTATCCGGCAACGTTGTTCTCTTTACTTTAGTCTCAAATACCCAACTGTCTTTTGATACTGCCATGACAATTTCGCCATTTGTATATTTTCGATAATACGGCACACCATATTTTTCGCACCATTTAATCAAAGGTGCTGTATCTGTTCCAATATATTGATCGTGTACTTGTCCATCCATCGCAATCACAACATCCGGGGAAACATTGTTGATATAATCTGCCGGAATGGTTGTTTGATTCAACCAACCATGATGGTCTGCTTTATAAACGTTGGTTTTGTGTAATGTGCCACCGACATGCCCCTGACCAATCGGACCAAGGTCGCCTGTGAAATTAACATTTATGTTTCCGTAAAAAATATAATTGCAAAGCGACCAATCGTTATAATTTGTTGAATTGGCTTCGTACCATTCCATATCGCAGTTATAAAACGCAAGGATTGCATCACCAATCTGATACGGTTTGAAGTCTGTATCTGGATAGACAAGCACACAATTTTTAGTGGAAAACAATGCCATTGCAGAATCATATAGATTTTTTGTTGCAGACTCCATGACATCGTTCCTATATGCCCA